AATTCTTGAGGTATCAATTATGACCATAACATATACCGCTAATACTATAAAAAATAGAAAAAAACAACCCCTACTCAAAGTAGATAGAGTTAAATATAGATCCCATAGAGATAGTCAGCAGGAAAATGTTGAGACTAATTTATTGAAAATTGATTTGTCTAGAATTTTGAATGACCTAAATGCCGTAGATGATGCGGTATTAGTGGATCTTAGGTATTTAATCGGTGATATTTCTGACCAAACAGAGAGCACTGATTTACAAGGGGGCTTGTCTTATGAGGTGCCCGATCTTCAAATATACTCCGACGATATTTCTCAGATTAGTGACCTTGAAATACAGACTTTAAGCATGGTCTCCTCAAGACTATCGAGGCTTAAAAATAAGATATCTAGATTAGAAAAGGATAGCTAAAATGGCTGATATAATAAACAGCAAAAAAAGAGACTATAAGCATAATGGTCCAGTAGAAAGTACTGATTACAATTCTAGGATTGAAGAAAACTATAAAGATCTAGTATATCTATATAATAAGGCCTCGCTTCTTGACATAAAGTTGAGTAAGGCTTTTGAAAGAGTAATAAAAGATCAAATGGCACTTATCAATACCGTAGTTGATCTAGAGGATAGGGTAGAATCCTTAGAGAATTCTAGCAATACAATTTCTCTAACATCTTATAGTCAACTAGATTACTCAACATTTGTTGGGACATCTTTTGCCATTTCAGCTACGGACTTACTTCATTTTGATCCAAAGTATAATATCATAACACTACCTAAAGTAAATAGTGGATCTTATTCGAGAGTCAAGTTTTCTGACCCAGTCAGCGGGCAAGTTGTACCTCCTAGTTTTAAGTCTAAGATTGAAAATACATATTCAGGAACAGATACAAACGGTGCTGTAATAGAAACCACTCCAGTATATAATTCTGTACTCGACTCAATAGACAAGGTGTGGCAGAGAACAGTGGTAGCATCTTCGTCTTCCGCTGCGGGTGCTCAACTCATGCTGTATATAGAGGTTCCAACTGACGTTGCTGCTTCTTTGAAGAGTAACTATATTCAGCTAACTACCTTCCCTGTATTTGGGGTTGATATAACTTCGATAGAATATACCAGTAAAACATCTCCATCTTTGAATCAAAATGATGGATGGACTCCTCTTAACAGAACCGGATTGTATGACGGCGAACAAGATGCAGTTGGGAATGTACCTCCAGGCGGGTGGAATGTTGCGGGTTCAGATGAAATAAGTAATTGTGGACCAGTTAAATTCTTCTTCCCTGATACTGATATCACTGCAGTAAGAATTAAAATGAAGAGAAGAGATTATTTTGTAGAAAACTCAAGATACATATATAGTTATGGGCTATCTGATTTTGATATAGGATTCTGTAAGACGCTACCTTCTGGCAGAACTATTGTTAAATTTACGCCTAACAATGGAGATACGATTAGTAATATTTTATCGGTAACACCAAAAATATATAACGTTCCCAGAAGTCTTATATCGTCATGCTTCTCATACAGAGTTATATATGAGAGTGGAGGGGCTTACAGCACGACTAATCCTGGTTCGTCTAATTCCGTTTGGATTGAGGTAACCCTAAACAAGCTAGATAATACTACTGCTCCCGTTCTAACTGACTTAATAATTAGTTACGATTAAGTTAGAAAGTGAAATTTTAAATTACTATATAACCATACCGTTTACAAGGAGAAGAAAATGGCTACATCTTATGTTGGTCCAAGACCAGTATTAAAGGGTAGAAGTACCGCCAATATGGTCAATCCATATAGCAACATGAATGGTGACGCAAAAGGTGCTGGCACGTATTCATTTTACCCACTTTATAGCACTGATCACGTATTGGACGGTGCTCCCGATAATCATTTTGACCCAGGTACAGGGCAATTTCCTGGCAATGTATTCCTTTCACAGCTATATAATGGCAGCACCCTGTACGTCCATCCTTTGTCTGGTGATTTTCCTGATGGCAAAGCTACTTATGATGGAGCTCGCTTCCGTCCACTAGAATTTAAGGGCCTTTCAGGCGCATCGGCATTCCCTTCATCGTTTGGACATGCACCAGACAGAGAAAGTGACTATAGCCTTTATAGCAACTATATCTTTGATGGCGTTGATTCCGCAGAAGCTTTTGCCGGTTTGGGCCATGCCCAGAGAACGGAAACAGAAGGTGCCCCAGCGTCTTTCGGTTTCTTCCAGCCAGCTCGATTCAACGGCCTTGCCAGTACTCAGGTGTTTACCTCAGGGTATGGACAAGATAATGTGACTGGAGATTATGGTCGTGAAAAGATTAAAGAATATAAAGGGGTTCCATCCGGAAAAGTTCTCTGATGCTCTGGCTGGTCCATTAATTCTGGATAGAGAGCTTAAAAGATCCGGAGCAACAGCGTGGGCCTGCCTAGCATTGGCGATTATAGCGTATGACGTTTATGCTATAAAGTCCAAGAAGATTGAAACTTTAACAAGATCTTTTTGGAGATTAACAGAAAAACCAACAACAGGTAGTATATTTATAGGAGTGTGGCTAGGTTTAACTTTTCATCTTCTTATAGAGAAGCTGGTCAGAAAGAACTTATCATATAAAGGAGTTAATTCATGATAAAATTATCCGAAGCAAACAAGAGAATGGTTGCGTCGTATGCACGTAGCGTTTTAGGTGCAGCAGTTGCAACTTACGCTGCTACAAATGATTGGTCGATGGCCCTCAACTCGCTCTGGGCTGCACTAATTCCAGTCGCAATGAGATTTCTCAACCCAGGCGATTCATCGTTCGGTAAGAACGCAGGCGCCTGATAGAATAAATTCAACAACTGCCGTGGCAGTTTAGGGCGCTAAAAATAGGCGCTTTGAGTGCGCCAGTCCAGTGACGTTATGCTATAATTCACTGAGTCAGGCAAAGGTTTAGACCCCGCCTTTCGGCGGGGTCTTTCCTTTTGGCTAGATACGTAGTCAAAGTAAGGTTTTAAAGGTTAGTAAATGGCTATACAGGATGTAAAGAAATCTATTGAAGAGAGATCACTATCTTTAGAATTAGCAGATAAGTACCTCAGATTGTATATTGCTAATATTGATTGGCATCCACATATTAATAGTTTATGGAGTAACGCAGTCAAGAAAAGTGGTAATGAGACTGTAGCAAAAGAACATGTAAAGAAAGCCATAGCATGTGCTACTATACTTCCTCTGGTTGAAAAAACTACTATTCCAGATCCACCCAGCAATTTACTTTTCTGGTGTACTGGTTGGAAGCAGTTTAATGAGCAGGAGTGGTTTGATATTCTCTTGGATATTTTTAAGGAAGATGTATTAATTGCGGAAAAAAGAAATAAAATAATACAAATAGGAATTATAGATCCTATAGATGTTTCTCCTTTAACTAGGCAGGCTTTTAATTGGCTGTACGAAAAATGCCTAGATGAAGAGATGTCAGAAGATACAAGAAAAGATGTAAAAGATAAAATGTCTAACATAGTGAGAGCATATGGCGGAGCAGTTATATGTAATATATTCACTAAGTATAAAAAATATGTTGAAGATGTAATGAATTGGCGTAGTGGATACTTCTTTGAAAAACAGATACATAAAGTGTATACCGTGGATCAAATAGTCAAGATTAAATCAGCAGAACTTAATAAAACTAACAATAAATATATAAAGAAAGTGGGAGCCTAAGATGTCCGAAAATGTAATTACACCTGAGTTTGTTTCACAATATGTAGATAAGACCCCACCTTGGGGCTTTAATGGTATGGGTGAAATTGTCTATAGGCGCACTTACTCCAGAGACCTTCATGCGTTGAATAGGAAGGAATATTGGTTTGAAACTATAGCTAGAGCAATCAACGGTGCTCAGGAGATAGGTGCAGACTACACCAAGGAAGAGGCAGAGCGCTTATTTGACTATATATTTAATCTAAAGGGCATTTTTGCGGGTCGCGCCCTATGGCAGTTGGGAACCCCATTGGTTCAGAAGATGAGCGGTGTATCACTTGTTAACTGCTGGATGACGACAATATCAAAGGTGGAAGATTTTCAGTTTTTGATGGATCACCTTATGGTTGGCGGTGGAGTTGGTTTCAGCGTTGAAAGAGCAATTGTCCACGATTTACCAAAGGTTAAGCAAGTCGATAGTATCCTACATGAAAAGACAAACGATGCTGACTTCATAGTTCCTGATTCAAGACAGGGTTGGTCATCTTTGCTGGGCAAAGTTCTAGATAGTTACTTCAATACAGGTAAGTCATTTTCTTATAGCACGGTTTTGATCAGAGGCTTCGGTGCCCCACTTAAGACTTTCGGCGGTACGGCTTCGGGTCCAGAAGTTTTGATTGAGGGAATATCAGATATAGGTAAAATATTGGATGCCCGTGTTGGCAAGAAGATAAGATCAGTCGACGCTCTTGATATATGTAATATTATAGGCAAAATCGTTGTCGCTGGTTCTGCTCGTCGTTCGGCTCAAATTGCTATTGGTGATCCTGACGATTTCTTGTACCTGCGTGCAAAAAATTGGTCCAAAGGAGATATTCCAGCATGGCGTGGGAATTCGAATAACTCCATTTTTGCTGATTCATATGATGAAATAATTGATGAATTCTGGAAAGGCTATGATGGATCTGGTGAGCCTTACGGTTTAATTAATCGTGAGCTAATTCGTAAAACTGGTCGTACCGGCGAAAAAATTAATGATAGTAAAGTTATTGGTACGAACCCCTGTGGTGAGATCGGTCTTGAAGATGGGGAGCCGTGTAATCTAGCTGAAATATTCCTACCAAACATTGAGAGTAAAGAAGAATTAATTGATCTTAGCCGCCTCTTATATAAGACACAGAAGGCAATTACCACTCTCGCCTACCCTTATGCTAAGTCTCAAGCCGTGATTTCTCGCAATCGCCGTCTTGGCCAAGGTATTACTGGATGGTTGCAGTCAACTGAGGAGCAGTTATCTTGGGTGGATGAGTGCTACGCACAACTCCGTGAATTTGATGAGCAGTGGTCAAAAGAGTTGGGAATCAGTAAGTCAATCAAACTAACAACCGTTAAGCCATCTGGTACGCTTAGCCTTTTAGCTGGTGTTACACCGGGTATACACCCAGCTTACTCTGAGTATTATGTACGTAGAGTCAGAATGGGTAGTAGTGACCCTCTAGTTAATTATTGTAGAGATAAGGGGTATGAAGTCCAGTATGACATTGGTCTTGATGGGAAAGAAAACCATACTGTATGTGTTGTCTCATTCCCATGTGAAACACCCGAGCACGCAACATTGGCAAAAGATCTTACGGCTGTTCAGCAGCTTGAGTGGGTCGCTCGTGCTCAGTCAGAATGGGCTGATAACAATGTGTCTGTAACTGTATATTATCGTAAGGAAGAACTTCCTGAGATTCAGGAGTGGATGAAGAAAAATTATAAGAGTAGACTAAAGTCAGTCTCCTTCCTCTTACATAGTGATCATGGATTTAATCTTGCTCCTTACGAAGAAATAGGAAAAGAAGAGTATGACAAACTTAAGTCAAGAATTAAGGAAGTGTCGTTCGTTGACCAGCTCAATGAATATTCCTTGGATGACCTTGAGTGCGAAGGTGGGGCTTGCCCTATTAAGTGATAACATGGCAGAAGATCCTAGAGATTTTGAACAAAAATTTTCTGAGATAATAGGATCAGAAGATTTAAAAAAGTTTTCTGATAACTTTAAAAAAGATTCGCTCCTTTCATATAAAGATCTGGTTCTTATTCAGCAAGCTTTAATTGAGTCACTTTCTCATATAAGCGACGTAATGTTCTATAAGTTTGCTGGCCATAATGACCTAGTCGACTTTAGCGACCCTGCTCAGAATGATATTCTTTCGGCTCTCTATAAAATATCAATAGATTTCAATGATCTTATGATAGAATATATGATAGACGATTTTGAAGATGAGGAAGATGAAGATGAATGATATGATAAATGTTTTAGGTAATGGTTACGTTAGACTTGTTGACACTATGGGGTCAGATCTATCAGTAGCCAATGCTGCTAGGGCCTCCTTTGCCAAGGAGTCTACTGAGATGTCTTCGGGAGACGCTAGACTCATTAGCTTTTTAGCTAGAGAAAATCATATGTCGCCGTTTAGGCACGCTTTTATGACCTTTGAGTTCAAGGCACCGCTAATGGTCGCTCGCCAGCATTGGAAGTATGTTGTTGGCTCTGATCATACGATGGATTCATGGAATGAGTCTTCAAGAAGATATATAACTATGGAACCAGAATTTTATGTACCTAAATCAAATGAATGGAGACTCTCCGTAGAAGACGTTAAGCAGGGTTCAGGTGGTCCAGTAGATCCTATGGTAGGTTCAATATTGACAACTGAGCTTCTTACCTATATAGAAAAAGGTGAGCAGTTATATAAGACGGCGATGGAGGCCGGAGTAGCAGCAGAGCAAGCAAGACTTTTCCTGCCAGCATACTCAATGCACGTGATTTATAGATGGTCTTGCAGTCTTCAGTCGGTTGCATTATTCCTTAATCAGAGACTAGAGGAAGATGCTCAAAAAGAAATACAAGACTACGCTGAAGCAGTTTTTAGCTTCGCTAAAGAAAAGTTCCCAATTAGCATACCTTTATTAACCGGAAGATCATGATCATATTAAAAGCACTACTTTTTGCAGCTTTGATTAATTGGTGTGTATCAATGCAAATTTTGAATCAAACATCAGAAGATAGGCGAACCAAACTTATAGCTGTGACAATGTCTATCGTTACTGCCGCAACTGGTGCGTTGGTCTTATTAATATGAGAAAGCACATTCAGTACATGCAACTTTGTAATCAGGCAGCAAGTATATTTTCAACATGCGGCAAGAGACAGTATGCCGCCATAGTTGTTGATGAATATGGCCATGTAGTTGGTATGGGTTATAATGGTGGGCCAAAAGGCTCTATTCACTGTATCGACGGAGGCTGCCCTAGGTATCTAGAAGATTCTCCGAGTGGAAGTGTGTACGATAATTGTATAGCTATACATGCAGAAGCCAATGCACTACTGCATACCGATTATTCTTCTAGACCAAAAAGAATATATGTAAATGGACCCCCTTGCTTCTCTTGTGCTAAACTGATAGCTAATTCAACTCTTGAAGAGGTGTATTTCATGGCTGATGATAGCTATATGGATTGGCACAAGGTTAAACAATTTTTGATAAATTCTAATGTTAATGTAGTGGAGATAAACAATGCCAGCATCTAAGTTAAACTATCTAGTTGTCTATAATAATCACAGTCAAGTATACGGTTGTTCTTCGGAAAAAGTTGCAATAGAGAGTCCACCTCCAGAAGGTCTTACCGAAGAAGATAAGAATGTTTTCTTTGTAACATTTGAGCCAGATACGAATAATATATCTCTATATAAAACAGAAGATAAGAAAGAAGAGAAGTGAAATGAAGAAAAAGCACACTGTAAAAATGTCGCCAGGAGACACTGCTGTGGTGATGCCGTACAGCAGTTTCTTGTATCTAGCTGAAACATGTGATATATTAGCTGCAGATCAGCCAACAGAACAGGATGCAGAAGCTTGGCGTGAGATTGGTGATAAGATTAGATATCAAGCCAATGATAATCACTATGAGGTAGAGATAGAAGAAGAATACTGGGTATAATATGATAGACCTTTGTGTTGTAAATTACAATACGAGACCACTTCTTCAGAGATTCTTAAACACTCTTCATTCTGATTATCAGTCTGATGTATGGAATCTTTATTTGGCAGACAACGACTCTCCGGACGATTCCTGTGAATGGGCACTAAGAAACATATCTAATTATCATTATACAGATTTCATAAGGAATAAAAATATAGGTTATTCAGCAGCAGTGAATGATTTAGCCAGACTGGGTTCAGGGGATACAATAGCCATACTCAATGCTGATGTTTGGATGAAAACATCGGACGTATTATCCATGCAGGCATTTTTTGATAAAAATAGTGATGTACATATTTCTGGGCCGAAGCAAAGAGATGAAGATGGATATATTACGCACGCAGGAATTGTTGGTACCAATACAAAACCTGTGATGAGGGGGTGGAAAGAATTTGATCCTAAAGATCAGAAGTATAGAGATGTTACCGAATGCGTTACCGTGTCTGGCTCAGCATACTTTATACGCAGAGAAGTATGGGAAGCAATGACGAGCAATAAGCAGTATCTATCTATAGTACCCAGCGCTATAGGGGCATTTTTGCCAACACCTCATTATTATGAAGAGACATGGTGCTCTTATTTTGCAAGACATCTTGGATACAATATAGTCTATAATGGTGAAGTTTCGATAGGTCATAGTTGGCATAAATCTTCCCCGCTGCATGGAGAAGCTGATAAGAAATTTAAGGTAAGTCAAAAGATTTTTAGAGACGCATGTGACGCTCTAGGAATAGAAAGAGATTAAATAAAATGTATACTTATATGGCAAAATTAAAGAGAGTAGTAGATGGAGACACTATTGATGTTTATATTGACCTTGGGTTTGATGTCCATTATTTTAGCAGAGTCCGCCTCGCTGGAATTAATACTCCAGAGAGTAGAACTAGAAATCTTGAAGAGAAAAAATTAGGATTAGCTGCAAAAGAGTATGTTGAGCAGTGGTTTGAAAAAGTGGGACCAGATTTTATTATTAAGACCACGAAAGAACAAAAGGGAAAGTACGGCAGAGTCCTAGGAACAATTACCGACAAAAAAGATGAGAGATGTTTGAATACAGATTTAGTTGACATTGGATTAGCTAGAGTGTATGATGGTAGCGGTAATAAAACATGGTCAGAGTTTAGGGAGAGTTAATGCCAGCAAAAGTTTTTCTATCTGGTGCTATAGAGGGGGTCGAAGAGTATGGATCTGAGTGGAGAAAAGTTGCAACAAAAGAATTGCATCTTAGAGGATTTGATGTATTAGATCCAATCACTATTGTAAGTACCGATTTCGAAACTCCGGAAGAAATTGCTGAAAAGAATTTGTTTCTTCAGAAAAGAGCTGATATACTTCTCGTTGAGTATATGATACAAGATCGTCAATATATAGGTACCGATTTCGAAATGGCTTGGGCAAAGATCCATGGTCAACCTGTGGTAGTCTTTGCAGGCCCGCAGGCAATAAATCGAGTTTACCTGCAATATATGGCAACAAAGCTTGCACCATCAATGCAAGATGCGATAGAATATATCGCTAGTAATTATCCAACAAACTAACAAAGGAATACAAATGTCAGAGAACAAGTTTAAGTACTTCACCGTTACGACAACAGCAGTTGTTAAGGCCAACAATAAGGCTGACGCAGAGAAGATTGCTATGAGCAATCGTCGTACGATTAAGTCGACCCCAGGTGAGCTTCTGTACAAGGATATGGACGTTGACCGCATTACAGCTGTTCAGGCACGTGAAAACTTCACCGTCTGATAGATAGTATTATTTGCTGAGGGGGAGGTGTAGGCCTCCCCCTCTTCACGTAAAGGAGTGCTGATGTTAATAGCACAAATGATAGGAAGAAACGAATCTAATAGATATTTAGAAGATGTCCTAAAGAGACTGTCTGGTCAGGTCGATAAGATTATTTTTACAGACGATTGCTCTGATGATGATACACCAGAAATAGCCTCTAAATACGCAGAGGTTTTTTCTACTTCTGAACCGCTTTTCAATAAGCATGAAGGCAAGCTCAGAGCCTATGCATGGGGTAACCTAAACAACTTTGCCAAAGAAGGTGACTGGATAGTGGCTATAGATTGTGATGAAAAACTACTCAGCATTGAGGGGCCTGAGATCAGAGATGTGCTGAATTCTTCTGAGTATGACGTAGTTAATGTTAGGTTCTACCATATGTGGAATGAGACTCACTTTAGGGTTGATAAGCTATGGGCGCCAACAAATAGCTCTAGAATATTTAGGTACATGAAAGATGGTGGCTTTTTAAATAAGAAGCTGGCATGCGGCTCAGAGCCAACCTATGTATCTGACTGGATTAGGAGAAGAAATTTCTTTATAAATTCTGGTCTCGTAATGCAGCACCTGGGCTACATTAGAGATGAGGATAAGCAAGATAAGTATAATAGGTATTCAGAATTAGATGGTGGTGAATTCCACAATATAAATCATATCAATTCAATAATAGATGACAATCCAGTTCTTATGAGCTGGGAATCTTTAGGAGCAAAGTAATATGACATTTCTAGATCCAAAGCAATCCTTAATAGATGTAACTGAATCAATGTATAGGAAGCAAAAGTTTAGCTACATTAATATACCTAAAGCAGCGGTTGTTGCCCTAAGTAAAAATAGTGACAATTCCTTCCCATCATCCTTTGCAAAAAATGTTATTCAATCGCTTAAGTCTAGTGATAAAAGAATAATGAAAGCAGTTTCACATTCTTTAAAGGACGATGTAAGTGCAAACAGACATCGTAAGATAGGCTTGAATGCTGACCACAGTTATTATTACTCGAATATATTTGAATATTTCTATTTGAATGATAGAGAAACTTTTAGTTCGTTTGTCGATCATTTCATAAGGTACTCAAAAACAGCTATAGTGACATTCCATGACTCTAAGGCTGTGTCAAAATTCTTTGGGTACAATGTACATAATATTCATGTTCCCTACAACAACTATTACGGTAAGGTAGATGATGTTTATTCACAATTATCTGAGCTGGATGGTGAGCTAGATTACTGCCTCCTGGATTGTGGAGTTATGGGACTGGCGCTTTTGCCAAAAGTGTGGCAAAACCTTAACGTTCCTCTTATAGATCTTGGCAAGACATTGACATTGGGTAAGTTAAATAGAAATCAGTAAAATGAGAAAAGACAATAGCGGTAATAGGTTTGATTCAGATGATTTAGATTTTTTGACAGACTTATTGTTCGAAAGCAATATGTCTTTGTCCTCAATCGCTGCAGAGCTAAATACGTCTGTATCAGAAGTAAATAAAATGATAAACAGTCTTGGTTTATCTTGGCTAAAAAACTCTAGAAAAAAAATGTCAAGAGGCCAGACAGCTTTAACCTCAATAATGAAAAAACTTCTCCCTGGTGAAGAGATAGTTAATGAATTTCATATTGGCAACAAAATGAAGCTTGATGTTTATTGTCCAAGATTTAGTCTTGCAGCTGAATATCATGGTAGGCAACATTTTTATTATACGAGCAGATTTTTTGATTCGAAATATGATTTCGAGCAAGCTCAAAAAAGAGATGAGATAAAAGCTCAATACTGTAAAGATAATGGGATTGCACTGGTTGTATTTAGGTACTGTGATTCACTAACGGAAAAGAGTGTATATGATAGAATGCTGGACGCAATTAGAAGCACTCCTATAAAAAGTGAAGAAAAAGATCACAAGTCCATAACTTCTTCTGATTATTACCAGAAAATGAAAAAGGTAAACTCAGAAAGAAGAAAGCAGTATTATAGAAAAATGAAGGATAGTAAAATTGATGACAAAAGAAAGTGAAACGTTAGAAAATGTTCCTTTAGAATATCATATTTTCTCTCTTTCATTAAATACTCCTGGGTCAATATCGTATTTTGACAAGAACCTGCCAGATGAAATGGTTGGGATAATACATGGCGAGAAAGGTGTCCACGAATTTTATACAGCTTTACTCTCTTATTATAGGGCTACTAATCTTGACACAGTTGAGCCAGTAGCCTTTAAGTCTTGGTTAGAGTCTGAGACAGATATATATTCAGCATTAGGTGGCACAAGCGGTGTAAACTTAATGTTGGAGTATATATCCAACTTAGAGTCTCCAAGTGCAGAGTCAGTAGTGGAGATGGTTAAATATAAGGCTCTTAGGAAAAAGCAAGAAGCTAATATAAAAGAGCTAGAAATACTTACCTCTAAAAAGGGCCTAAAAACAGATGAGGATAAATCTAGAATAAACTCTCTGATATCATCGATACAGGACATAGAAACTGCATCCAGAAAGAATCCATTTGAGGACATAACTACGGCCCAAGACATAGCGCAAAGAATAGATTCGCTATTAGATATACCAGATTTTGTTCCCACCCAGTTCAAAGCTCTGAATAGAGCCATGGGATATACTGATGAAGGGGGCTTTTTTAAGGGCGCTGTCCATGCAATAATAGCCCCCTCAGGTAAAGGTAAAAGCACGTTTGCTAAGTGCCTGGTAAATAACTGGTTGGACAATGGTTATAAAGTTTTGTATGTAAATTTTGAAGAGGCGATAGGTCACTGGGAAAGAATACTTATGACTCAAATCATAGGTGAAAATGTATACTCAGAACTAGACAAGTGGACAGAGCAGCAAAAGGCAGCCAAGGTAAAAAAGTTCAAAGATAAGTTAGATGAATGGGGTAATCGACTTATGGTTAGACATGACCCTGATACTCCTTATTTTGAAGATCTTGAAAAATGGCTCAGAACTTTGGTTGGCAATGATGAAATGACCCCTGATGTTGTTGTTATAGATACTATACAATCTATGTTTACTAGGGGAAGTGGAAAGGGCAAGCCTAGATGGGGTGAATTTGAAGAGATGATGGTTAGGCTAGAAAAGCTAGCTAGAGACATGGGATGCGTTCTTATAATAACTGCTCAAGAAAACTCCAACAGAATGAAAGAGAAGAGAGAGGTTGTTCAGCAATCTGACACTGGCGGTTCATTGGCTATTCAGCAGAAGTGCGCTGTGACAATATTCATTACCGAAAAACGTTTGGCTACAGATGACGAAACAGAAGATGATTCGGTTATGCAGTTGCAAATTCCAAAAAACAGAATAACTGGGTCATCTTTTGTTTACGATCCTCCGCTTGTTAGATATGTAGATTCAAGAAAAGCATATGAGGATTATGAAGTTATTGGAGATGATTCATATCTAGAATCGTCAGACTTCAATGAGCTACTAAATGGAGAGGGTTTTGACTAGTGCTAGTATTGAATACTGAATCTATAAAAGATTTTCAAATATGCGAAAGATTATACAGCTATAGGCATCTGGAGGATTTGCCGGAAAAGGTATACTCTAGAGACATATATACGGTTAGGTTTGAAACAACAATAAAAAACATCTTACAGTACTTTTGGTACAAGAAGCAGGCTGGTGCAACGCCATCATACTCATCTATAATTAATAGGTGGGAAAAATTATGGTTTCCAAAAGGCACAGACGCATATGATATAATAAACGATCAGCATGAAACTTTGTACGGAAATGTTGCTAGCCTAACGACAAAAGCCGCATCCTTACTGTTAAGGTTTTACGAAACTTATTCTGAAACAGATATTATACCAATAGCAATATCTGATGACTATATAGCAAGAATAAATCGGGACATAAGAATAGAAGATAAGTTTGATTTAATTTATTATTTGGATG